GATTGAGTTGATTTAATCCATTGTTGATTTTACCCATCAACTCATTACCATAATTTGTTGCTAATTTTTGTGGATTGGTTAAGTCTACCAGAGAAAGACTACCTATACCACCACTATCTGAAAAATCGGAAACTGTGGTTCTTTTAAAACTAGACTCTTTCTGTTCACGGATATAAAATATAACATAATGAGATTTGTCCGTATTACCAATATCTAAAGGATAACGGAGTGTAGTTGTTTCAAATTGGCTGCCAGAAAGGCTAGACAAAGGACCTATCCTGTTTCCAGAACTTTTATTAAAAGATATGTCTGAGAATCCAAAAAGCGCCATGATTGTCCTATAAGGTTTATAGATAATATTTATGTCATACAAAGGATGGTTTCGTCCAAGAAACCCAAACAAATATAAAGGCGATGCGTCAAACATCGTCTATCGGTCCAATTGGGAACTTCGAGTAATGAAATACCTCGATGAGAATACTGCCGTCATATGGTGGGCATCTGAGGAGTTGCCGATACCCTATGTGTCGCCAGTTGACAATAGAGTGCATCGTTACTTTCCAGATTTCATCGTCAGGATCAAACGGAAAGATGGCTCCGAGCAGACTTCAATACTAGAAGTGAAGCCGTATAAACAGACAATGATGCCAACGCAAAAGCGCAAGACCAAACAATACCTATATGAAGTTACCCAATATGCCATCAATCAAGAAAAGTGGAAAGCTGCCACTTTGTTTTGTAAAGAACATGGATGGCAGTTTCAAATCATAACAGAAAAAGAACTTGGCATTTGAGATAAATACTCAAATGGCGAAACCACTAATTGACAGAATAAAAACATCGTTGGCGAAAGAAGGTCTTACGCCAAGGACAAATGCGGCTCGTGCTTGGTTAAGGTCTAAAGTTAGAGACTTATCTCCAACACCAAATTCTATTATGCGTGACCAACAAAGACTTCGTGAGAATTCTATGATTGGTCGTATGTATTTTTACTTTTACAATCCAAAGTGGAAAGATTCGTTGCCATATTACGACAGGTTCCCATTGGTTATTCCAATTGAACGATACCAAGACGGTTTTCTAGGGTTGAATTTACATTACATTCACCCAAAGCAACGAATTATCCTTTTAGATAAACTAAGTGAAGTGGCATCAAACAATAACTATGATGAAAAAACTAAACTACGATTGAGTTATAGTTATTTAGCAAGTGCATCAAAAGCATTTGAAGCTATGCCGTGCATCAAACGGTATTTATTTACAAATATACAATCCCGCTTTTTAGAAATAACTGCTGACGAATGGGATATAGCGGTAATGTTACCTGCTGAAAACTTTGTAGGTGCGACAACAAGCAAAGTATGGTCAGATTCTAGGAAAAAATTCTAAATGTCATTTTCACCAAATTTATTTTTATCCAATATAAGAGCAAAAGACGGACTTGCAAAACCTTCCCGTTTTGAAGTTGTTCTTCCTATTCCACCTTACATTAATAGTTTTGTAGGCAATTCAGTCATTGAAAAGATTTTGAATTTCCCAAACTCCATCTTCTCAGATGTTTCGGATGCTATTGGCGCCGCATTTGGTCGTGGAGGAGAACAAGATGAATATTCCAAAACTTCAAATTCTTCTATGTCAAGGTACTTGGCACTTCAATGTGAAAGTGCGGAATTGCCAGGCAGAACATTACAAACTGCTGATGTAAAAATTTATGGACCTACATTTAAAGTTCCATACCAATCACAATACGGTGACACAACATTAACATTTTTGTGTACCAACGAATTCTATGAGCGTAAATTGTTTGACCGCTGGATTGAAGCAATTCATCCTTCTGATACAAACAACCTTAGATATCCAAAGGGACAAAAGTCTAGGTATCTAACTAATATTAAAATCATTCAATATGATGATTTCATTAAAAAGATTTACGCAGTAGAATTGATGGATGCATTTCCAATAGGAGTTGCATCGCAAGCGCTCAGTTGGTCTGATGATGGATTTCATAGACTATCTGTGCAAATGGCATATCAAAGATACCGACCAATTTACGAAGGATCCTACGACCTTGCCTCTGCGGCAACTGCGTTGTTTGGTTCTGCGTTTTCAAGGATTTTACCTTTGGGTCGTGCATTATAAAATTTTAAACAAGCGAGGATATTATGTTACCTAAACTAGATGTACCAATTTATACTGTGAATTTAATTTCGACAGGAAAACCTATTCGTTTCCGTCCATTTCTTGTAAAAGAACAGAAACTATTTTTAATGGCAGCCGAATCAACAGACGGCAATGAAATGGTTGGTGTTATTCGCCAAGTATTGAGAAATTGTGTGCTTGATGAAATGGATATTGATTCATTACCAACATTCGATTTAGAGTATTTGTTTATGAATCTCCGTGCAAGGTCAGTAGAAGAAATTGTTGACTTGCGTTATAAGTGCAACAATACAACTAAAGACGAAACGGGTGAAGAAAAGAAATGTAGTGGTGTTGTTGAATTCAAACTCAATCTATTAGAAGTTGAACCAACAAAGAATCCAAATCATAAAAACAAAATTCAACTTACCGAAAACCTCGGTATTGCATTTAAGTATCCTACTTTTGAAATGATTCAGAAGTATGAGAAGATGAACGAGAATGAAGTTATGTTAAAAATTCTTGTTGATTGCATCGACTATGTTTATGATAAAGAAAGTGTGTATTATTCAAAAGATTCATCCAGAGAAGAAATGGAAGAATTTATTGATAACTTACAACAAAAAGATTTAGAGAAGTTTAAAGACTTCTTTGATACCATGCCTGAAATTAAAAAAGATGTTCACTTCAAGTGTCCAAAATGTGCATACGAAGAAGATATTGCAATAAAGGGCATGCAAAATTTTTTCGTCTAATTTTTCGTTATGATACATTAGGCAACTATTATCAGACGAACTTTGCTTTGATGCAACATCACAAGTATAGTTTGACTGAGCTTGAAAACATGTTGCCTTGGGAAAGAACCATTTATGTTGAATTATTATTGAAGTATTTGAAAGAAGAAAAAGAACGGTTAGAATTACAAAGACAAACTAAGAAACGATAATGGCAGATTTTGCATCAAGATACCTATCTGAAGTAGAAAGTGGTAAAGGACTTATTAAAGGCGCAGGTACGGCTTTAGAAGGTACCACCAAAGATGTGGGTAAAACATTCAGTAAAGAAAATGTTGTCCGAAGTATGTTCGGTGGCGATGACATTTTCTCGGCCGTTATTCGTGGTAAAATGGGTGTTAAAAAGAAAGAAGAAAAAGAAAAATCTCCAACTGCTTTATCTAATAGAGGTCTGGACAATATACAAAACCAGGTTGATAGTCTTTCAAAAGAGGTGCAAGCAAAAGGTGAGTCTGGTGGTTTAAGTGAAGATAGTTTAGCATATTTAAAAATAATTGCTAAAAACTCCATCTCTATTCCAATGATGGCAAGAGATGTAAATGTTCTTCGTCAAAATTTAGTTAAGTTAACAAAATTAAAAGGTGGTAAAGGTTCGGCACCTACAAAAGCCGATGCGTTTTTTCTTAAAGAAGATGAGAGAGAAGCCGCACTAGAAGTTCAAAGACAAAAATATGGCGGCATTAAAAAAGAGCCTGGTCAAAAAGAAGGTGGCGGTGAAGGCGGTGGCGGGTTAATAGACACCATTATGAGTTTCTTTAGTGGTGGTTTTATGAAAGCCATCCGATTCATTTTTAATCCAAAAATGTTGTCGAAAATTTTTTCTAAAGTATTTCTTCCAATTGCTATTATCGGTACTCTATTTTCGGGTATCAAAGATGGTTTCAAAAAATACCAAGAGACTGGAAGTTTCTCCGAAGCAATAGTCGCCGGTTTAGGTGGCATGTTAGAGTTTTTAACTTTTGGTCTATTTGGTGAAGATACTTTAAAAAGTTTATTTGCATCGATTGGTGACTTCTTTAAACCAATCACAGAAACTATTTCTGGTTTTTTTAGTGGTATAAAAGACTTTGTTGTTGGTCTATTTGGCGGTGTCGTTAAAATGCCAGATGACACACCTAAAGCGGCAGAAGATGTTAAACCAGTATCGCCAAATACAAAAGCTTTTGCGCTAACAAAAGAAAAGTTAGATGAATCGAAAACCCCTGTGGTTACAGAAACCAAAACAGGTATCAAAACTTTAACCGATAAAGCGATGGAGATTGAACAACAAAATCCATCGCCACTTCCTTCGGCAACATCACCTGCTCAAGTAAGACAAGAAACACCTGGTTCTGCACCAACTGTTACTACACCAGTTACAAATGAACCTGTAACTCCAACGCCGTCACCAACAACAATACCTTCTCCAACTTTGTCTGGAGATATGTCTGCAAGTGATAAATCAAAACAGATTCAAACATTTATTGATAATAATAACCAAAATCTAGCAGAGCGT